TTAATACCTGACCTGCAGTTCCCGCAGCGGTCAACGCATACGCCGTGCCGGTTCCGTATACCGCGCCTCCCGCAGTTGGCGTGGCGTTGGTGTTCGTACCGCCCTGCGCGATCGCCAAAGTCCCAGAAGTCACCTGAGATGCAGCAATCGCAATCGAGGTGCTGACCGCAGAGGTGATCTGCCCCTGAGCGTTGACCGAGATCGTCGGCACGCTTGAGGCGCTGCCGTAAGACCCGGAAGACACTCCAGTGTTGGCGATGTTGAAGGTGTAGGCGGGAGACTCGTTCAGCCCAGTCCCGGCTGAGTAGGTCAGCGGCGCACCGAACTGCGAGAAGACGATTCCCGTCGTACCAACCGTGACTGGCAGCGGAGTCTGCTGCACCCACGAAGTATTGGCATTCGCCGTACCCGAGGTGATCAGGAAGAAGTCGCCCTGATCAATCTGGTCAACACCAGAACCCGCGGTATCGAAGTCGGTCGCACGGGTCAGGATGTACACAGCACCGGCGCTACCCGTCTGCGTGACGGTATAAACGCCGTTGTACGCAGCGTTACCTTCGTTCTTGATCAGAACCCGCTTGCCTACATCTGTCGGGGAGACGAAGGTGTAGCCATCAATGACCAGAGCACCATTGACGTTTCCGGTCAGGGTTGCGCCGACGCCTCCAGTGCCGTTGTTGTAGGTGTTCGCGGCCAGTGCCGTGGTCGTGGCGTAGACGCAGGACTGGTGGAAGTTGATGCCGGAGGCGATCGAGTCGGCATACGTCTTGTTAACGATGTCGTTTCCGTTGACCGGGGCCGTCGTGATCGTGCCCGTGGTCATCGTCACCGAAGTGAACGTGCCCGCAGCAGGGGTAGTTCCTCCGATAACCGTGTTGTTGATCGTGCCGCCCGTGATCGCAGGTGTGGCAATCGTGGGACTCGTACCGAAGACCAGAGATCCAGAACCAGTCTCGTCCGTGACCGCCGCAGCGAGGTTCGCGCTTGACGGGGTGGCCAGGAAGGTCGCAATACCCGCTCCCAGGCCACTGACGCCCGTGGAGATAGGTAGACCCGTTGCGTTGGTCAAAGTCCCCGAGGAAGGCGTTCCAAGGGCTCCTCCGTTGACCACCACAGAGCCAACGGTTCCGACATTGAGTCCGAGCGCCGTGGCAACTCCAGTTCCCAGGCCGGACACACCAGTGGAGATCGGCAAACCCGTGGCGTTCGTAAGCGTTCCCGAAGTGGGAGTGCCCAACGCAGGAGTAACCAGGGTCGGGGAGTTGAAGGTGCCATTGGTGACCGTCTTGCCGGTGAAGGTCAGCGAAGACGGCAGAGAAAGGGTGACATTCGTTGTGCCGGTTGCGGTGATCTCGTTGGCCGTGCCAGAGACAGACGCCACAGCGCCGATACCGCTCGGTGTGATGGTGACGTTGCTCGCACTGGTGATCTGGCCCTGTGCATTGACAGCAATCTGCGCGACTTCAGTGGCCGAACCATAGGTCGCCGCCGTCACACCCGTGTTGGCGATCGAGATCGTTCCGGTCGTGGTGATCGGACCACCCGTCAATCCGGTTCCGGTGTTGATCAGGGTCACGCCACCAGTCAGGGCGAACTGATTCCACCCGCTCAAGGTGTAGCCCTCAAACGTCGCCAAGTCCGTGTTGTAGCGAACCATGCCGGTCACGCCCGCAGACCTCTGCGCCGTGGTTCCCTTCGGCAAGGTGGTAGACCCAGTTCCAGGAAGGATCGGGTTGTCAGCAAGTCCGATGATCGGATCAGCGGAAGCGCCCGTGCCGTTCGCTACGTCGATTTCTGAGGCCGTACCTTGGATTGCCCTGAACGTGACCGCAGAAGGCCCTGAGAGGGCCAATAGGCCCGTTCCTGAGGCATTGGCCAGGGACAGGACGTTCCCATCCAGAGAGAAGGTCGGGTTGCCAGAGATTCCGTCACCGTTGGCGATCGACAAGCCCGTGGTTCCGGAGATCAGAGTCCTGCCCGTCAGGGTGGTCGGGCTCGTCTTGACCTGAATGCCGTTGCTCGACCCTGCAAGACTTGCAGCCGCACCTGTGAGGTTCAGGCGGAAAAAGGACTGCGATCCTCCGTCGGAGAGGGTAAAGTTCGCGTCGGTCGAGAAGTACCGGCTGTTGGGAAGCGTCGGCTCGTTGTTGACCGTCAGGAAGGTCTGAGTCTGAACCGGCGCATTCGCAATAGCAGCAGAGGTCGTCCGGACGGTCAACCCATCTTGTACAACCGGCACCAGTTCGGTGCCAGTTAGAGGCTGTGCGGCAGGAAGGTTGGTGATGGATACATTGGCCATTACGGTTGCACCTCAATGCCGTCCAGGTTCCCGTTGTCCTCAGGCGTATCGTTGTTCTGTTGAAGCGAAATGATCACAGACCCCGCAGTATCCACCGCCAGTCCGTTGGGGTCTAGAGCCACAGACACATCCGGACGAGGAAAACGCAGGTTGATCCGCTCAGTCTTCCTCGCAGGCAGACGGTAGGGGTCTTTCTCGTCAGCACAGCCCTGCTGACAGACCTTCAGACCAGGAAAGTTGTGGTCTGACATCTGTTCGTCCATAGGGCGCTTGAGGCGACACCGATCGCAAATGAAGATCGCAAGGGAGGCGTTGCCGAAGGTGTCGAGAAAGACCGGCATACCTACCTCGTGTAGACGCTGATGTTGGGCGCAAAGTAGATCGGCGAATGATCTCTTTCTTCCGCCTCTGCGAGGTTGAGATACTTCTCTGCTTGCTGCTCCAGGTACTGAATTCGCCCAATATCAACCGCGGGAAGTTCCAGAGACATCTGGTGGGCAAGCATATTGACCACGGCGAGATACCAACGCTGTGGAATCTGCAGTTCATCGGTCAAATCGCCCACATCCATGATCTGTTTGGAGTACCAGACCGTCATTTGGATGAAGGGATCGCTCGGAACCGGCCAAAGGTAGATTTCCGGCTGTGGAACGGTGCGGTTGAACCAGAACTGGTAGGGCTGATTGGCCGTAAAGTTCTTGTTTGGCAGGTTTGTGTAGTCGTCGCGGTTCAGACGGCTCATCGTGATCTCTTGGCTCATGTTGCCAACGTAGAACTCACGCAAAGCCAAGGTCGTACCGCCAGAAGCACGCACTCGGTAGTATTGAACGCTCTGTCCGGGGTCAATATCGGTCCAGATCCACTGGTTGTCGGTCACTATGACCGTTCCCAGGTTGTCCAAAGTGCTCCAAGTGGAGCCGTCGGTCGAGTATTCGAGCGTCAGAGTCCAGGTTGCACTGCCACCACCGGCTACATAGGGCAGGATGCCGATTGATCCGGCATAGATGGGGTTGTCAGTGCCGAAATTGATGCCGATGTTGCCGTTTGGGCTCGTTTGTTGGGTGTAGGTGGTGACGTTGTTGTCAAAAGCGTTGGCAATGACACCCCCTGCAGAGGTCGTGTACCCCCCGAAAGCGTTCGGAGTGGGGCGATTCATCTGCCGGTACAGGGCGTTGAGCACATCATTGGCCCCGATGGGCAGCGAATAGATGTACTTGTTGGCGTTCAGGCCAATAACTTCCTTTTTGACCGCCCAATACTGAATGCCAATGTTGATCAGGTTCGTCAAAACGAAGCCAAGAGACTCCCGAGCACTCAAAACTTGCTCAGAAGTCAGTTCTTCGGCCAGTTTTCCGCACCTTCTTGCTCCATGGTCGATCAGCGTCTGCACGCTATAGACCTGTCCGTAGGCGTCTGAGTAAGCCATTTGATCTCCTTCAGAAGCCTGAGCACTTCCAACGCTTCATCGAAGCCCTTGCGCGGCTTCCAGGCTCGCTTTTTTCGGCAATCGGACGCATCCGGGCGCAGAAAGAGTCCTTCCGGGCCCCTCCTTGAGGCTGCGGAGCCTTCAAATTGCTGCCCGTCTCGCGGTTGTACTTCTCCCGACCCTTCTGGGTCAGGCCCGCACCCTTGGAAACAGGCAGTTTTTCGCCCCGACCAACGGCCAGAGAGACGTTTCCGCCGTCCTTCTTGCCCTGAGCGCGACGCTGAACATCGTAGGCGATGGCCACGGCCTGCTTCACAGGCTTTCCGGCCTTCACTTCCGTGCGGATGTTCTCCTTGAAAGCCTTCTCGGACTTGCCTTTGATGAGCGGCATGGTCAGGCCACCTGAATCATCGAAGCAATGATGGCCGGAATCGCAGGGTAAACAGGCGAGACACTGGCCGGGAGGTGCTCAATCGACACAGTTGTGGAAGTCGGAAGCCACACAACTTGGACATAGTCCGCAGCGTTGAGATCCAACAGAAAAGTCAGCGCGGCCACGTTGTATCCGAAGATGCTCGCGCTCTTGCGGGCCACAACCGTGTACTGCGTAGCGGAGTTCGCCAGATCAAGGCCGTTTACGCGCAGCCAAACAGTTGCGTCGTGTTGAGCATTGTCCGTGTTCTTGAACTGGATGCTGAACTGCAGGTTGTACTTGCCCGCTGCCGGAACCGTGATCTTGCTGTTGTCCACAAGCGTCACGCCATCGGCTACATCCACGGTGTTGAAAGTAACAACAGTTCCAGAACTGATGCTGCCGGTCTGGTCGGTGCTGTCGCTGAAACCACCATACGCTGCGCCAAAAGCCCGCATGGTGGCCAGAGTTGCCTTGACGTTGGCCCCGCTCTGAACCAAGGGAACCAGTTCTGCGCCTGTCAGCGTCGCGGCTGACGGCATTGCGGAAATCTTTTGGTCGCTCATTAAGATGACTCCAAGATGATCTTGCTGTCGTCCTCTTGCAGGACATAGCCGGGAGAGGTCTCATCAGCGATGTAGAACGTCGTGACTGGCGTTGCGCCGTAAAGGTCTACAACCCCATCATCACCAACATCCTCACCGACACCACCCCCAACGGGGTTGACGGCGTTGACGTTTGCGCCAAAGCCGTCCGTCGTGTTGGCCTGATTGGCGACGCCGCCGTAGCCAACGTGAGGCATCAGATCCCCGCTTGAATGAGTTTCAGAGTGGCGGTTCCGGTTCCAGAGTTCACAAGCACCTTGATGCCGGTGACCGGGAAAGCGTAGTTGCCATCCTGATTGGTGGTCTCGCCCGCAATCGTCGGGTGGGAGAACCAAGTCGTGAACCCAACTGCGGGATCATCGAACGTATGCTGAACGGTGTAGTCCACAGTACCCGTCACAATCACACCAAAACCCACGTTGAACGGGGTGATGTTGGTGTTCATGACCAAGGAACTGCTAGAGCCCGTTCCAGTCTTGGAAACGGTTTGAACCTTCATGGTGACCCTTCAAAGAAAGCGAGGGCCGAAGCCCCCGCTCGTTTTCAGCACTTTACCGATCCGCCCCGCTTCTTGGAAGGGGTGACAGTTACAGACTTCTCAGTCTTGGTCACACTTCCAGAAGGAGCCTCCTTGCCCTTGAAGAGACCTTTGGCCGCCTCAAACATCCGCTTTGGTGCGCCAAGGATGGCGTCACGCATCGCTTTGTTCTCAGCAGTCTCGGCCTTCTCGTAGTCGCGGAAAGCGCGTTCAGCATCGGCTTGCTTGATCGCAGATTGAGCCTCAGCGGGGATCTTCCCGCCTTCGGCCATCTTGACCTTGCCACCGTGCTTGAACGTCCCCGACTGGAGATTGTTCTTCACAGACTTGGAAACGGGCTTGGCCGGGTACGCGACGGGACGACCAGAGTCGTTAACACTGCCCCCCGCCGCGAAGGCTTTTTTTGCGGCACCGCCTTTCATGTAGCCGCCCGCATTGCCCTTCTTCACTTCACCCGTGGTGGTGTTGGTCACCCCAGGCTTAGAAGTCGAGACATTGCCTTCAACGCCGCCGCCCTTGGCATAGCAAGCCTTGCCGCCCTTCTTGTAGCCACCGGCATTCCCCATCTTGACCTCGCCGGTCTTCTTGGGGGTGTGGTGTTCACCTTCAGCGGTGACCATCTTGGTCTTGACGTAGCCTTTTGCGCCACGCTCAGACTCGGACACCGGCAGAATGCCACTCTTAGGAACAGCGCCGCCTTCCTTGAAGCCGCCCTGACCCATCACGACGCCGCCGGTCTTCAGGCCCTTGTGAGCCTTGGACGCAGGCATAGCAGCGTGCTTTTGCAGAGCGGTGTCGCCACCTTCCTTCATGCCCATCATCGCAGCGCGACGAGCGGCCATCGTAGGCTTCTTGGGGCGCATGGCAGGAGCCATACCACCGCGGGCACCAGGAGTGGGGGCCGCAGCCAGACCACTCATGACGCCGCCGTTCATCATCTTTTTGGGATTCTCAACGGCGCCACCCTTCTTGAGTTTCAACTCAATAGAGGGCTCGGTGGTCATCATTTTGACCATCGGTTTGAACTGGCCCATGATGCCTCCTTAGACCTTCTGGGCGTAGACCACCGTGAGGCGGTACACACCCTGCGTGGTGCTGACAGTGCCGTTCGGGTCCACCGTGAAGGCAACCGTGGTGTTCGCGTTCACGTCCGACATTGCGGTCAGTTGAGCCGCAGTGAAGGCCAGAGAAGCGCGACCGCCCGCGATCACATCGGTAGCCGACAGGTACTGAGTACCCGCAGCAGCCGTGCCGATCGTGGCGTTCACCGCCGTTGCCGTGCCGCCACCAACCACAGGAGTCGTAGTGCAATCAATAAAGAAATTGATGATCTGCGAATCTGCGGGGATGGTGATCGTGCTCGTCACAGCAGTACCGGCGGCAACCGTGGTGGCCGTGGTGGTCTGCGTCAGAACAACGAAACCGCCATCGACGGTGTCGGTCAGGGTGCCGGAGCCAGAACGAAGCGTTGATCCGAAGTACGTTTGTGCCATTGTCTTTCTCCTTTAAGGAGAGGGAGCCGAAGCCCCCTCTGTAGGTTTAGACGCCGGGAGTACCGTACATCGCACGCGGATCGGTGAAGCCCACGTCGTAACGCTCGGTGGCCTTGTACCGCATGGTGTCGGTCTCGAAGTCCCCCTCCATGGTCTTCTCCAGACGACGGCGCATCAGCAACTTCATGCCTTCCGGTGCATCGGTCTGCACCCACCATGCGGTGGGAGAGGTCAGACGCGACAGAACAGCGGCACCCTCGTCGAGCAAGCCAATCGACTTGACCGGGTTGATGTCGTTGTTTGCGTTACCGGCACGCAGCACGGACTTCAGCAGCACTTCGGCCTGGAAGATGTTGCCAGGAGCCACCACCAGTTGGCGGGGAACCAGACGGATCTTCTTGCCGTTGTTGTCCACAGCCTGACGGATCTGGATCAGCATCTGCTCCAGAGAGGTCTGGGACAGGTTGGCTGCAGTCGTCAGCAGGTTGGAGAACGTGCCGTTGACGATCGGGTGAGAGGCGCTGTTCAGAGCCACGCCGTCGCCGCCTGCGTACTGGCCGCCCGTGAAGGCGTTGTTCAGCACGTTGGCGCACAGGGTTTCCTTGGTTTCCACCAGGGACTGTGCGAGGTGACGGGCATAGACCTGACCGATACGGATATGGTCGCCGTCTTCCACGAGCACCTTGGTCAGGGCGAAGGCGAGGCCATACACCTTGTACACATAACGCTTGAGGAAGAGCACGCCACCCTGCTGATAGGTCACCGGGGTGCCATCAGGCAGTTGGGGCGCTGCGCCAAATCCATAAAGGACCGGCTCTTCGTGATAGTTGCGGGGAATGCCTTCTTGCTCGCGGAAAACACGCGACCATTCGTCGGCACGTTGATCGTACACACCATCGAAGCATTCGTTGAGGATCGGCTCAACGATGGAACGAAAGTCTGTACTACGCATCGGGGCTGCCATGATTCGCCCTCCTTATTAGATAGCGACCGGGGTGTAGTTAGCACCCGAGACGCGAACTTGAGCGAATTGATGCTCGGCAACCGTCACGCGAACGATCGTGAAAGCATCACCCCAGTCATTGCCAGGATAAGGGGCAATGTCGACGATCCGAACCTGACCGACGTTGTTAGCGCCCACCAGAGTCGAGTTCATCGTGCACTGCGACAGACCAGTGGTGGTCGAGCCTGCAGTGAGGTTGGTGAAGTTGGCTTCGTCGCCGATGGACGACTGAGCAACCGAACCGTCAGCCTGGATTTCGTAAACGATGTTGGGATCGTTGTAGAAATAGGCCACGCACGAACCGGTCTGGTATGCCGTCAAGGCAGGCCAGTAGTTTGACACGCGACGACGACCGGTCGTGTCAGTCCACTCGACGCCATCAAAGGCGCCCACGAAAGCCTCGGTGGAGGTGACTTCTTCAATGGTGCCGCCGGTCACATACTTGACCGGTTGACCCTTGAGGATGTCATTGGCATAAGCCGAAACGATACCGTTGGCCAGTGCTTGAGCGCGATCCAGACCGGAAGGGTGGAACGCGGGGCGCAGACCGAACGGAGCACTTGTCGCAGACATAGAGAACTCCTTTAGCCCTCGAATACGGGGGCAGTGTTGGTTGGCTGTGAATCAAACGAGCCTAGGCCGTCGCCTTCCAACCGCACAAGGGATTTCCCGTTGCTGTCGCGTGCACCCTGCAAGTTCTCCACTTGGACTCGGATCTTGTCCTCTTCCTCGCGGGGCTTGGAGTAATGCAACTCCGTCATGATCTCTTGGTAGACATCCATGGGGAGTTTGAACAGCAACATCTCGTTGCACGAGATTTGTCCAACGTGTTCGCCTGCTTTGACTTTGTATTGCTGAAACCCAGGTAACTCTTCGGCCATCACCGGAACGTACCCAAGCCGTATACGCTTATCAATGCTGTCGTATGCGTTGGTGGTTGAAAGCCAACATAGATGCCATCCCGGAATCTCCGGGGTCTTAGGCAACGCTGACTGCGTCCACTCATCGCTCCACATCTTGCGACGTTCCTGCGCTGAAATGAACTTTTCCTGCGGAGGCAGACGGCTCGTGTCCTCGCTTGCGCGATCTTGGCGGCCACCTGACTTGAGGGATTTTTTGAGACGAGATTCCATGGCTTAACTCCTGTAGTTCCGGGCTTCTTGGGCATAACGCTTGATCATCTTGGCGCGTTTCTGGGGGTCATCCCAAAAACCCGCGTCCTTCATCGCACGCACCTGTTCGGGCGTGAGAGTGAAGGTGTTCCTACCGCCTGCGGCAGGAGATGATTCGCGTCCAGACCCAGTCACAATATTCCTCGGCCTACTCCGTCGAGATGGAGTCTCGTCTTCCTGTTGATTGTAACGATGTGGGAGATACCGCTGCAAGCGATTATCGAGTTCGTCCCAATACTCTTCCGAGGTTGGATCCCAACCTTCGGCCGTCAGGGATTCGTCAATCTGCTTGGCGATCTTGCTGTCGGTATCCTTGTTATCGGGTTTGTACCAACGATTCCGTTCCATCCAATCCGCGGCCAGTCGCTGCAGATTGGGGTCGGGAATACTGGCCTGCTGCTTGGGAGTGGCGGCCGTCTCGCGGAACCGCTTGAGGTCTTCCACCTGTTTGCGGGCGTCGTACCACATCTCCTGGGCCTTGGCGAAGGCTTCCCCGTCCTGAGAACTGGTGGCCTCAGACATCTTCATCCGGGCGTACTGCAGGCGCAGTTCGCTGTCCTCGATGGTCTTGTCCAGGCGGGCCAGATCGGCCGAGTGCGTCTTGCTCTCGGTCACAGACAGGCGTTGAGTCAACTCCTCGACCTTACGCTGCAGTGCAACAAGGCGGGCGTCCTTCTCGGAGTTGGTCTTCTTCACCAGTTCGCGCTTGGCCTTGCGGCGGGCACGCTTGGCGGCCCTCAGGGCGTCTGAATCGTCAGGAGCGTCCGCATCCTCGTCGTTGAGGTCTGCAGCGGCTTCCTGGGGCTCAGGCTTGGCTTCCTGAGGCTCGTCGGGCGCCAGATCATCAGGGAGTTCCACGACGGCAGAACCGTCCATGGCCTCCTTGACTTCAATTTGTGGTTCTTGGTCCTTATTAGGGTCCATGTTGCCTCCTTAAATAAAGGCCCGCATCAGCAGCGGGTTGCAGGTGACGGTCGCAATCACTTCATGGTCGTTGAGGATCATGAAGAGCGCCTTCTCTTCCATCTCGTCCTCTCCGGGCACGGGCACTTCCCATCGGTCGCCACCCCACTTGGGTACGCGGATGTAATCGCCCACTTCGCACCACGAGCCCTCAGGCCATGGTTCGTTGGTATCCCGGTTGCGGAACGCCAGTGGCCCGATGGCAATGACTTTTGCCACCATGTTCTGCCACTTCTCGGTCTCCTTGGTCTCTTCGACCAGGATGATTCCTGCGTTGGAGGTCTTCTTCTTGGCGCGGCGCAGTTGAACCAAAATCCGCCCACCAAGAGGTTTCGCACCGGGGTCTACACTCGGGAAAGCCCAAGCAATGTCAGCGTCGGTAAACGCTTCCGGCTCATTCATCTTCATCTTCTTCCTTCAGAAGGTTGTTGAGGATCTGCAAAGACTCATCTAGTCCTGCATAAGTACCGACCATCCTTTGGTAACTCTCCCAGTTCGCGGCATTTCCTTCCGCGAGGGACAGGCGTATCTCAGCCTTGCGAGCCTCCACAGCGTGGATGTAATCGGCGACGTATCTCATTTCTTCTTAGCCTGCGATAGCGCACCTCCTTGGGGTTTTGCGGGCTGTTGTTGGCCCTTGGGTTGCATGGAAGAGCCCGTCAGCGGCACGCCCATAGCGATGCGCTTGTGCTGCGGAACGAACTCGCTCATCTGGTCTTTGTCAGTCGTGGCCATCAAATGCCTCCAAGATTGCGTTGTGCCTCCTGTTGGAGGCGGATTGCAGTTTCGAACTGCTCTGCTTGCAGCGCATCATCCCGTTGGGTCAGACGCGCCGTTTCGATGCGCTCTTTGGTCAGGTTGTCTGACGCATTGAGCGCAACATCCAGTTGCCGACGAGCGGCCTTGTCTTCTGCCTCGACCTGCAGGCGGGCCTGATTGAGTTGCAGGTCGCCCTGGTCACGCTGTGCCCGACGCTGCGTCTCAGCCATGGAGGTCTCCATGAGCACCTGCGCCTCAGGCGGCAACTGCGGCTTGGGAGCCAGTTGCTGCATGGCCTGCAGGAGTTGCTGAATCAGCGGCACGATCTTGGCAAAAGCCTTCTCGGAGTCCTTCTGGACGTGCTGCGTGGCAACAGAGAACACCTTGTCCAGTTCTGCGGTCAGGCGGACGTTCTCGTACTCGGCTTCCGTCACCGGCTCCCCGTCCCGAACCTTGGCCACATAGGCGTTGGTGCGGTTCAAGTACCACAGCACCATGTGCTGCTTGATGTGCTCCAGAGCCCGCGGCAGGTAGAACGAGGCCATGATCGGGTTGCTTCCGAAGGCCGGGTTCAGGGCGAAGTCCAGGTGGGTCTGGATATGCGCCAGATGATCCTGCTGAATGTAGGCAAAGGCGTTCCGACCCAGGGCCATGGCCACGTTCTCGTCCGCAGCGTTGAGTTCCTCAGGCATCGGGGTGTCCTTGAGGATCTCGTTGATGCCGGGGATCTTCAACTGCTTCAGGAACCGCTCTTCCACCGCCCGACGGTCGTACAGGTCGGGGTTTTCCTTGGCGCGGGACAGGACAGCCTGGATCTGGGCCATCCGCTGCGTCTCGGAGAAGATGTGCGGGTCAGAAACCGGGACCACATCCGTGTTGCGGTTGAAGTCCGTGCGCTCGATCTCCAGGTCGGCAACGACTTCACCCTTGCGCTGATCGTCCAGATACCACCGGTTCAGGCGGCCCAGGATCTTCAGCACCCGGCTCTGAGCATCATGCAGGCGGGCATGGATGGCCGAGAAGACAGCAGCACCCTGCTCGATCAGGGCCTGGGTCGTGCCGACGGGTGTGTTGCTCGTGACATCGGCGATCTTCTCTTCCGCGGTCGTCACTACGCCCTTGGCTGCTTTATCCAGGAACCCCATGAGTTCCAGGAGAACTGGCGAGGGAGGATTGAACGGCATCGGCATGGCGATCTTCTTGATGTCGTCAATGCCAGGGGCCGCTTCGATCTCGATCACCTGCGTCACATCAGGCTGCACGCTCTGGCCAGAGACCTTAGCGCCCTTCAACTTCAGCATCGTGGCCGAGTTGTTGATGTGAGCGGTATCGAGCAGAGCCCGCAGAGCGCCCGTCAGGGCTGCGGACAGGCCGCCGATCAGGTGGGGAAGGCCGATAGCGTAGGCACCGCGCCAGGGGATGAACTTGAACTCGACCACCCAGTCGAGTTTGGTCATCGTCTCGTCCCCATCCTCCCAGTTACGGTACAGACCCACGATCTCGTTTTCGAGTTCGTCGATCATCAGGATGTAGGGAGCCATCGCGCCCTTGGAGCGGCTGTCACCCTCTAGTTCGAGCCATGTGTAGATGTGATAGACGTTGCGAAGTCCGTCTTCGTTCTCATCCCACTTGCGGCCTTCGATCTTGTTGTTGGCCTTCTGAGCCTTGGACTCCTCAGGCTCCATCGTGGCGCGAACCAGGGAGATGTCCTTGTACATCCCCGAACGAACCCGGCGCTTGAACTCCCACTCGGTGATCTCGTGGATCTCGGTTGCCCGTTGAGCCGTGTAGAAGTTCGTCGCAGCGAACGGCACGATCATCCGGTCGATCGGTACAAACTCCGCGCAGGGGCGCTTCTTGTCGTCGTCGTACCAGAGTTTGAGGTACTGCGAACCTCCCAGAGGCAACTGGGTCAGGAGTTGCTCCTGCTCGTCGCGGAACTCTTCGATCTGCTCCGTCAACTGCCAGTTCATGTAGTCGCGCTTGCGCTCGGCCTTCTGAACCTTCTCCTCGTCCACCTCACCCATGATCTTGGTGCGGACAGGACCGTCAGGCGGGAACAGTTCCTTGATGGCTCGGGAGGCAAAGTCCACGCAAGCCTCGGCCATCACCGGGTGAACGACCTTGGAGGCGCCCATGAAGGTAGCCCCACCAGGAGCGTCCTTGCCCATGCCGGTGCGCTTGAGACCTTCCTCGTACTGCTTGTCGCGCTCCTCACGGGCACGCTTGTCCATCTCGACAAGTTTGATGTACCGCAGGGCAACGGTTGACAGTTCGAGTTCGTCCAGTTCCTCAGCGAGGTTGGCGTAGAAGTCCTCGTCCTCCTCCGGGCCTTTGGTGTCCATCTTGACGATGGCAGACCCGTCCGGGAGTTCTTCGATCTCCGCCTCTTCCTCGGGCAGTTCGACCTCGACGCCTTCTTCGGCTTCGTCGGTCATGCCCTCAATGAAGCGGCCGTACTCGGGTTCGATAGGGAATTCAGTGGCCATGGTTTACTTTCTCTTCTGGACAGCCAGTCGCATGGCGTCTAGGTTGCCGGTGAACTTGACTTGTCCACCCTTCTTGAGCAGGGGAATCTGCCCGCCCACGGGAGTTGCTTCCCTGCGGCGGATCTCTTCGATCTTCTGCTGAAGCCGCTCAGGACTCATCCATCCTTGGGGCTGCTGACCAAGCGGCAGGTCTTCAAACTGAGCCTTGAGTTCCTGCATGGCGCGGTTCTTGAGAGCCATCTCAGCCTGCTGAGAGACCATCTTGGCGGCCTGCTCGGCAGAGGGCTTCACAGCCTTGGTGGCAGCCTTGATGGCACCACCTGCCTGCATCTTCACAGCGCCGCCCTTCTTCTTGCCCAGGATGACGCGATCCAGGCGACGCTTGTACTCGCCCAGTTCATCCAGGTACTGCTGATCCACGATCTGGTGCGGGAACACCTTCTGGATCGTGCCGGTGAAGTCCTGCGGGCGTTGCGTCCTCATGATGTGTTGAGTGGCATCAGGGAAGGACAGCACGAAGGGCGTCAGAGCCTCTTGGTGGCCAAGATAGCGGCCGCGGATGCCCTTGCTGTAGGTCTCGTGGGCGGCGTCGTCTGTCAGTTTTGCCCCAGGCACCAACTCGCCAACAGAGTGGCCGGTCAGGTTGACTTCCATGTTCCGCAGGTCGGGACTGGTGATGGCCCACTCAATGTCCAGGCCGTTGGGCATATTTGTGGCCTGAGTGAGTTTGGGCGTCTTCATGCGGTTCAAGAACCACTTCCGCAACTCGGGGTTCTTCTTCATCGCCGCCAGAGCCCCTTCGGGATCTGCAATACCGGGCCACTCCGGGAATGAGATCTGCACCCGCTCACCGGTCTTGGGGTTCTTCATCTCATAACCCGCCGCGATGACCGTGTCAAACAGTTCCATGTCGTTTCGACTCACCTTGCTGTAGTCGATCGCCCGCAGGGAGGCGTCGGCAAAATGCTGCGCGAAGTTGTTGGCCACGCGACCCATGGCAAGGTGCTGTCCAATGACCCGATTGGGATTGAACACATCGGCCACCTCAGTGATCTTGTTCTGCACCATCTGAGCAGGGCCTTCATTGGACGCCCAGAAGAGCGGGCTCTTCATGTCCAACTTGCCCAGGCCAAACCGAGAGCCGCCCTGCTGCAGAGATCCGATGGGTTCACCCTCAAGGGTCTTCAGGTACACATCAGACAGGGAGTAGTCGCCAGGGAAAGCGACGTTGATGTCCCCGATCTGGGACTGCACCACCTGAGACTCGGGCACAGCCTTGGCGGCTTCGAGTTCGTACTCGATGCGCTTGATCCGCTCGTTCTCCTTACGGGAGCGTCCGGCAAGGTTCTTCGTGTCCCCAGGCTTGCCGCTCGTGACGTGCTCACCGAGCATCTGACGGCCAACACGCTCTGCATGGGCGGTGATCTCTTCCTTGGACTTGGCAGGGGCTCGCGGGAGGTTCAGCGGCAGGGATCGCTCGGCCTCTTCCTTGGCGGCCTTCGTGGCTGCTTTCGCTGCAGCCTTCACAGCCCCGCCAGTGGCCAACTCCAGGCGCATCGTGTCAGGGTTGTCGGAGATGCGGACGCGACTCTTCGAAGCCAACTTCTTGGCGGCCTGATCAAGACTCATGCCCTTGTTGACGAGTTGAACGATCCGGTTC